ATCTAAGACATGTGCTTCTGGTGGAGCTGGGGGGATTCGCACCCCCGTCCAGAATACTTTTCTAGTTGCTTCATACAACAATTCAGTCACCCATCTTATTATAGTACCATATTAACCATCCTATGGTTATTAGGCAAATTATTAATATGATGGGTTCGAAGTAGTCCATTATACTATATTTATTTTAGTTTGGCAATAGGCTTATATGTTGGCCTTTACCGCCAAGCTATTTATACCAGAATTTGTAATGCCAACAGTTGAATCTGAAACAGAATATGCTAATGATGTATTAATAGAAACTAATGTAGGATCCTGTGGTTGGTTTGCATTACCACTTGTACAATCTAAAGATGCAGCTTGTATAGCTGGGCCTGTACCTATTGTATATGCTGTATCTGTATTAAAATTAACAGTATAATTACCGATTGTTATCGTACCTTTTCTTGTGTTGTCTATAGGTACTTTACTTATAATATAAGACCTTCTCGTTGGAGAAAAGTTATAGTCATTTAATCTAACAGCAGTGTATACTTGATTGTAACTATCAATACAAGAACAATAATCCGGTGAAGGCATACCGTTTCCGAGAGAACTCATGTTAGCATTGTTTATAGTAGATGTGACTGTGTTAATAAATTGATATTGTAATGAACCATCAGAATTAAATACCAATATTTTTGGTCCCAATCTCGATTCATAATTAGTTCTAACTTCTCTAGTTTGTATAAACCGATTATCTTTTGTCGCCAAAAGATTTGTTGCTAAATCTACACCACCATTTGCTGCAGTTTGAGTAATAGTTTTTGTATAGGTATAAGAACTACCCGTTAAAGCTGAACCAATTTTACCAACCTTTCCATCAATACCTATATAAAAATTACTTTCATCAGAACTTAATTGCATCCGTGTGGATCCATTACCATAATTACAAAATATTGTATTTCTTGTTATTGCAGTTGTTGAAAATTTTGTAATACATTCAAAATAATCTTGATATCGTGCATCTTTAGGTATAATTAATGATTTTACATATCCATTGTTCGAAGAATCAAAAAATATATCTTGTGGACTAAATGTTGCATCAAAATGTAAACTTGGATTAACAGAATTCCAGGAAACAGTAGTGTCTGTTGGAGCTTTAACTCTTTGCGCAAAGTTATTTAATATTGTTCCATCAGATGGATTTATTCTTATTATTGACATCCAACTATCATTACCCCAAGCATAGTTATCATATGTCCGGCCGTTAGTTTGTTCTGTCGTTATTACAGGATTTCCTGAATTGTCTATAGCCACTCTTGGTGAAAAACCTTCAATTCTTTGCAAACCATTCGAGTAAGTTCCGCTTGCGTTGTAACTATTTGTGGATGCTGTTGCAGTTGTGGTATAATATTGTTTTTTCCAAACCAAAGTTCCACTGGAGTTTAATTTAACCAAAATAATATTACCTCTAGCTCTAGTTGCCCACTCATAAGTTACGACATATACATTACCTGATGAATCAATATCTAGATTTTTTGGTGAAAAATTACTTGTTGCTGTTGCTGGACTTATCGTCCTAGTCCACACAATAGAGGCACCATCTGTATTGAGTTTATATACACAAGCGGTGACATTCCCACCAGTAGTTTCATATGTTCTATCTAACAAATATAAACACCCATCAGGACCAACTTTCATATGTGAAATATACGACCATTCTGTGGTTCCATTACTTGCAGTTTGTAGAGTTAAATGCCAATTTCTAGATTTATTTCTAAATGAACCTAGATTGGTCGGTACACCAACTGTACCAGCAAGTTGTCTAGCCGCCGTATTACTAAAACTAAAATTTGTACTAGAATAAGATAATTCAGTAGCAATATCAGAAAATTTTATACTACCTGATGCCTGTAATGCCATTTATTTTTCCTTATTGATTAACCAACAGTGCCGTTTCTTGTACCGGCTGTAGCGTATGTAATTGATCCACCAGATAAAATTCTAGAAGCATAACCGGCACCGCCGCCGTCATTAAAGTTTCCACCAGATCCTTTGGAACCAGCGGCCGCTAAGTTACCACCTCTACCGCCAGCGTTACCACTACTTCCACCATTGCCGCCTGTAGTTGCAGTTGCAGCTTGGCCATAACCAGGAACACCAGCATAAGAATACCCACCGCCGCCATTTGGAGCGCCACCGCCACCGCCGCTAGCAGGTGAAGATGTACCGAGTCCTCCGCCGCCGCCACCGCCGCCGCCGTTTATTGTTCCATTGTTGTAGATTGTGACAGCCATTCCTGTGCCTTGTACTCGAATACCATCACCACCATTGTTACCTGGATAACCATCATTAAAGTTATATCCACCAGTACCACCGTTGCCTCCGCCGCCGCCGATTGTGCCGTTATTTGTTAATGTAACTCCATACGGAAAACTAGTTGCACCTAACTGTGTGCTAAAAAAGTACAAACCTGATCCACCAGGACCACCATTAGCGTCACCACCGAGACCATAAACAGTTACACCAGAATTAACAACAACTGCTAATGATTGATAATTTGGATTATAAGTAGAACTTGCTGCAGATGCAGCAACATTGTATCCTGTTTGATTTGAAGCAATCGTTATGTTTAGACTTGCTGTTTTACCACGAAATCCAGCAAAATCTGCTTGACCCGAAGCATTACCCGCAGACATGTAATGGGTTCTAGTATCAGTAAAACTAATAGATGCTGTTGAACTTCTACCAAATTCGGTGTTAATGTCTGCAAAAGAAACTGCTCCTGATGCTGATATAGCCATTTAATTTTCCCTATAAAACTTTATGTACTCCAATAAAGTATTTAGGTGGTCTGCCGTTTTCTCAATAAAAACCAGTGGTTCCTCATTATCTACAGCCATAATAATGACGATTTGGTCGATACCACTTCCAATCAGTTCTTCATACATGCAGGCATATGCCACACATTGTGCAAAGTAATTGTCAATATCTTCTTTTTTCTTGATTCTTTTGGATGTTTTAAAGTCAATTACAGACAAAACACCATCAAATTCACCAATACAGTCAACACGGCCTGCCATTCCAAGATTGACAGACCAAAGTGTACATTCTTGGTAATGAATGTTATTGATTCGATTTAATATGGGTTTAAGTGGTAGAAACATTGCCTTTGCATCAGGCATAATGTCACCAAGTGCTTCATTGTTTAAATATCGTTCACATAGTGTGTGAACATTTGTACCACGGCTTGATGCTTTCCGTGATATCTTGTTTGCCTCTTCTTCACCAACTCTCTGCCGCCATTTAAGAATGGCCTCTTTACCTTTTGCACCAATTACTGTGGTGACTGATGGTAATCTTGTGCCATCTGGTAGAGTGTAGTATCTCTTACCATCAGGAAAGGTGGTTGCTTGTAGGTCTTGTAAATCTTTAGGGGGACAATAGTGAAACATAATATACTCATGGTTAAAATTTTTATTTAGTAGTCCATACCACGATACAAACTGTCTCTATATCGTTCCATCTCTTTCAAATTCTTAGCATACTCCGCTAATTCTTGTTCCAAACGTTTCTTCTTCATCTGTTCGTAGTAGATACGAACACTGCGTGGCATCATTCTTTTTTTGCTCATTCATACTTCCTTTTTGTTTGTTGGACTTTTTCTTGGAAGTATTAGGTTTCACGGAGGCTTTCTTAACATGCACGCTCCTTGTTGATGGTGGTAAAAATAATGCTGGAATCTGTGCCATTACCACTCTCTTGACATTTTGGTTTTATGGCCAGTCTTAATCGTATTTCCAGGTATGGTTTCCTTCATACGATTGATGACATACTTTTCAAATGTGGAGTCTGCCTTACCAGTTCCTGGTGTGTCCATACGCATACCATCACCAAAACCAGGAAGACCTGTTGGTGAGTGATATCTCTCTAGGTGTGAATTGTTGGCAACGAAATCGTCATACTCCGATAGGCGCATAGTATGTTCTTCGATTTGTTCGGTTTGTTTATTGTAAAAATCGTATATCATGTCAATATTTATCCTTGAAACCATTGTGGAACTGGTCGTTTCTTCCAGTCTGCCAGATGTGTTTTGTTTTTGTTATAGTAGTTACGATAGGATGCCAATGAATTGCCTGGTACTTTTACATCTTCAGGCATGGCTGGTGTTGGACCTGTAAAGGGGCCAATTGGTATGTTTCTAGGAAATTCATTCTTCAACAATTGCATAAGTCCAACACGTTCTACTTTGTGTATTTTTTCATATCGATATGTATATTCCCAACATAACATCTCAAGCAGTTCAGCCAACCACATATAATTTTGGTGTGTCTTTCTTACCCATATTGCCGATGGGTGATTGATATGAGTAGCAGAGTAAAGAGCGGACTCACGGTAATCGGCAAGTACATATGCTTTTTGTTTACGACCAGAAGCACTGAGGCGGTCGATAAGAGTCCCGTCAAGAACACGATGAGCAGTTGAGAGTAATTGTGCATATTCGAGAATCATCTTTACGCAATGTTTGTTATTGTGCATCTCAGCACAAATCTGTGGATCGGGATCAAGATAGAAGATATTCATAGGAACAGGTGTTTAAAGAAAGCAAACAATAAGCCAAAAATTAATGCTGGTGCTATTATACCCCAAATAAAGATGATTGGCAACCATAGAGGTAAAAGAAGGATACGAATTATCCACTTTTTCACACCAATAACATCCTTATCAAACCAATAAAATCAATCGTAACTAATAACATATAATTGGCTAGCATGCCAAAAGACTTACGAGAAAAAGCAGCCCAAGCGTACAAGGCACAACCAGTAATCCAAATAGGATAAAGTAAAAGAAGAGGGGGATTAGGTACAGTAAGAGCCATAGTAATAGAACAACCAATACTAATAGCCCAAGCAAGACACTCAACCATAAAACGATATGTATTAGAGCGCCAGTCATCTCTTATCCACTCAAAGCTTGGTTTCAGAGAATCCATCATCTTCATCTACAAATTCTAAAACACCATTGAAGTAATAACCACAACCACGCAGAAAGGTTTGAAATTCTTCAATTACTTCAGGTAAAAAGTGTGCATCAGTTTGCACAATTGTAGTTCGACTGGCACCTACACCAGTTTCTTGTATACATTTAAATTCAAATTTTGTCATAGTTTAGGTATGTCGTATTCTGGTGTTGTAGACTTCTTGCCTTTTGCTTCTGCCGTTACTTTAGGAAATCTAGCAGCAATATCTTCAGCACTTACAGGTTGAATAGCAAATTGTTTAAACTGTTCATATGTGTCAGTTACTTTCATTGCAGTTTTACCGCCAACGGCAGCAGCATCAGGAAAGAACAAAGCACAACCGCCTGCGGCTAATGGTGCAATCTCAATTACAGATTCCAAATTAATAATAACTGGACAATTTTTATCAATAGAATTGACTTCAATAAACAAACTCATACTAACTCCTTATTTTTTATCACAATCAGGCACCCGTACAAGATATACG